TACTCGTACATCTGTTCCCCTTTCTTTTTGGACGGGGGCGACCTCCTGGGAGAAAGGAGGAAAGCCCAGAAGATCGCACCCCGTCATGGTAGAAGCCCAAGGGCTTAAACCGCTGCCGAGAATCCTCCTTTCTCGGCGGTTCTTAGCCTGCCGAGATGCGGGTAGATAGTCGGCCTACGAAGCCAGGGACTTGGGTCACGTCCTCACCCTTTGGGCGTATGTCCTGACCATCATTTGTGGCTACCCTTTTCCGTGACTCAGCCATAGTGGCTCTCGACAGTATTCTTGCTAGAGGGGGTGAGACTACCGCCCCCTCCGTCAACTAGGCACCCCTACCCGATCCCTGGGGGAACCAGACCGAGTAGCGCGTTCCAGGCGTGCGGTAGGAGACACCGCCGTCCACGTGGTAGGCGTTGGAGTAGTCGGGTTCACGCAGGTGCTGGAGCGGGCTGTAGCGGACGTTCTGCAAAGCGCCAGCAAGCTGCGGCGTTCTCAGCACAATCCGTTGTTCCGTCTTCAGCGCGAGGCTGTAGCACCAGCGCAGTTCCAGGTAGGTCCAGGAGTACATGCCGTTGTCGGTCGAGAACCAGGAGTTCCTGCCGCGCAGGAGCGCCTCATCCGGTGCGGCCTGCCGGTAGTCCACGTATTGCCGGTAGGTCACGGGCAGACCAGCCGCCGTGATGGGCACGGCGTAGATGGTCGAGGCAAACTGGCCGGGCTGGAGGTTGCCGTTGTTGGTGTTGTTGTGCTCGAAGATGCCGGTGTCCTCGATGACTTCGTACCAGATACCGTTGATGGGGATCATGTTGCGTCGGCGCATGTCGTCGCGCATGGCAACCTGACCGTCGTCGGTGATACTGACCGCGTTGTAGCCGATGTTGGCCGTCTTGCAGCGGTTGGTGAGGTACGAGCAGGGCCAGCAGGCCGACAACTCGAACCACAGTTGCGGGCGCATCGCCAGCACCCAGCGAACCGGGGACATGCCCGTGTCGCTGGCCAGCGACTCCAGGTAGTACATCATCGCGCTCAGGTACTCGACGACATCCAGGGTCGTGCCACAAACGTCGTTGTAGTTAAAGTCCTTGATGTCGGAGTCGAGGCTAGGGCAGGCCGTGCCCGTGGCCGCGTCCACCTGGCCGGTGGCAATCTGCACGGCAAGGCCGGGGAACGTGCCAGCGGCGACGGTCCCTTGCCAGATGTCGTTGTGCAGCGCCATTTCCATGTAGCCAGCGGTGCGCACCATCTCCATTTTGGTGATGACGTTGAGCGCCTGATCTACAGTGATGTTGCCGGGGGCCAGGTTGGTCCCGCCGAGGATGGGGTTGCCCACGAGGTAGAGGTCGGTCGGGTCGCCCCGGTTGACGCGCAGCATCACCTTGTCCATTTCGATTTCTTGCGTATCGAAACGCTTGAGGCCGAAGTAGGCCGTCAGTTGGCAGCCCTTGGTATAGCCGGTCGGAGCCGCCTCGCAGGCGTGGCTCGGCTGGCTTCCAGTTGGCTGCGTAAAGCCGGTGAGTGTCCAATAGCGCGGGTCTTCATCCACGCTCGGAAAAACGGGCACCACGCTGGAGATTGACTTGGGCTTGACGTAGGTCGAAAAGACCTCCGGCTCGGCTCCAGGCTGGGAGAAAAGTCCGCCCAAACCGTGGAGTTGCTGCGCCGTCATCACCCCAGCCGCAGTATGTTTTTCGTGGGTGCCCTGTTCCTTGTATTCCTGTAGCACCCGTTCCAGGATTTCTACAATATCTGCCATGTTTACCCTCCACGATTCGCGTTGGCGAGTATCAGTTCGTTCAGCCAGGGCACGAGCGTTGGGCCGCCCTTTTCGGTGGCTGGGGCTTCGGCTGGCTTGGCTTTCGCCAATGCCGACCGCCCGTCTACTTGTGCTTCAGAAGCGCCAATGGCCGAACTGATGCGGTCGTACAAACTGGCGGCAGGGGTGATCTCGACGATCTCTTTCAACCGTTCGTCTTCCGACTTTTTCAGTTCCTTCAGTTCTTTGCCCATTGCTTCGATCTGGCTGGACAGTGCCTGCACCTGCTCGATTAGGGGCTTTAGGTGCAAGCCAACTGCCTCTGCCACTTCGTCGCGCGTGGCATAGTCTGGAGCGGGCACGGATTCGGCCTGGACCTCCGGCTCGGGTTTGGCCTCGGCCTGTTCGGTTTCAGCCTCTTTGAACTCGACGCCCTCGGACTCCAGGGTTTTTGCCTTATCCTCCAATTGGCGCTCCAGTTCCGCGACCGCCTCCTCGCCCAATCCTGCCTCGATGAGAAAGCGGCGCTTTTCATCCGGTAGTGCCATGTTGTCTACCTCCTTCAAGATAGAAAAGTGGGTGTTCCGGTTTGCAGCCGCCCAGGATGGCAGGGGGCTGACCTCCACAGTTCTGTAGCGCGTAATGATCGTTGGGTCTTCCTTATCGCGCTGTATCTCCTTGGCTGGCATCCCGTGCGAAACGAGCAGGTCATCCATCCTTGCCAATGCTTCCGCCACGTTCTGCTTATCGGCGGCGAATGTGCCGCTCGCCAGGGAGAAGCCACTACTGTCATAGGCCACGTAATCTGTCCGCCCACAGTCCGTGCCTTTCACATGCCATAGTCTCAGGCTCGGCATTTCCCACTCGCCCGCGTCTACCGCCGAGACAAATTCCTTGTGCGCGTCCTCCGAAAGGATTTCGGGCACCAGGTCATCGTCCCTGAACTTGTTGGAGTAGACCGCCAGCCAGCGAAACGTACCGTTCGCCTCTTTCCAGACCACAAAAGCGTTGTCCTGCTGTACTTCCTGCTCGTCCACGCCGATAACGGCTTCCTTTAGCCAGGCCAGTGCCTTGTCAAGCAGGGACTTCTTCTGGCTCGAAAGCAGCCGCTGGGCCTTCGCCATCAGCCGCTTGCGCAGGCTCGATGACAGCCAGCCCTCGCCTGTGCCGGACTGGCCAAGCCTGCTGATTGCGTTGCGCAGGTGGGGCAAGTCAACCGCGCCGCCCTTGTCCTTGTACGGCAGGTGCCGCTTTGACCGGGGCACGGTCTTTCCTTCCTCGTCCTTGTCGCCCGGCTCGACGTAGAGGAAACAAGAGTCCGGCAGGGTATTGACATAAGCTGTGGTCCAAGTTGCTTTCTGTTCCTCTTCCATCTCGGACTCCTTCTGTTTCCAGTTCCCTGCATCGGGCATTGTCCTCAGCAGGGTGATCAGTTCCTCTATCAACGACCGCAGAGCCTGTTTGCGGTCGGGAAGTTCGCTTTCTAGGATATTGCCCATGATTTCCTGGAACTGGTCGGTGAGCGCCGTCAGGTGGTCCGCCGTCTGTTGCGCGCGCTGCTCTTGAAGCAACTCGCCAAACGAGATAGGGTGGACAATCTTTCCTTCCGGCTCGCGTTCCTCTTCCGTGGGCATGGCCGCCAGTTCATCTTCCATCGTCGCCTCCGGCGTATGTGTTGCTATGCTCTTTAATGTGGCAGGGAACACACAAGGTGATGCCATTCTCCACCGAATAACGTAATTCAGTGCTATCTATCCATTTGACAATATGATGAGCGTGTAAGTCCTTGCGCCTGGTTCCATCACCGTGATAGTAGCCACAATGTTGACAAGTGAATCCATCGCGCCAAAAGACAGCCAATCTCCAATTCTTGTAGGCGCTATTTCTCCGTTCTCTATCTGAATCTCCCCCACGCCACATGGGATTATTGCTACCAGTCATGCGAGACTTTCTCCGTTCTCGCTCCTCGTCGGAAATGACAGGGCTAATTGCGGTCCCTATCTTCGCTTTCCAATAGCATTGATGTGAACAGTATTTTGCCGCCCTATAAGCCCCGTAGTAAAATATGGCAGCACAATATTCACAGATGCCCAGTTTCTTTCTTTGAACACCCCGCTTTCTTCCAATTCTTGTTGGCGGTGCAGTTACTACTTCAATCATGGGTTGAGGTTTACGTGCTCGTACCAGCGCAGCTTGACCGCGCAGATATTGCCGTTAGTTCCGCTGGTAACACGCAGGATATACTTGGTTGCCTGCTTGAGGATGATTTCAGTCTCCTGCCTGTTGTCAGCGCCGCCTCTAAAGCCACCTGTCGCAGAACCGCCAGAGGACTGCCAGATAGCCGTTCCGTCAGTTGTGCCGCCAGCCGTGCCCCTATCAACCGTGGTCGTAGCTGCCGTCCCGCTATTGCGGTCGTTGTTCTGCTCGGTCAGGGCCACACTTCCAGTCCTATCTGCCCCCTCGTAGAGGACGACAGTGGTGATGGCCGATCCCTGGACCTCGAAGGTCAGATGCGGCCACAGGGTCGTGTTGGGTGTGGTGATAAGCCAATCGACCGATGAGGCACTGCCAATCGTCTGGTAGTCCGTGACAAAGAAGTGGCTGCCAGCATGAATCTCGTGGTGGCTATAGTCTATGGTCTGAATGGTGTTCGTTGCCCGGTCCAGCCGCAGTGGCTGCCAGGTAGTATCACTAGAACGGTAGCCATAGATGTTGGAGGCAACAGTTCCGTCTATGGTCAGGCTTCCACCGCCATCCTGGACTGTAACCGTACCGTCCACAGTAAGCGCGCCGCCGCCGTCGTTGACCGTTATGGTGCCAGGAATGGTGATAGCGCCCGTCACGTCGAGCGGGTTTGTCGCGTCGATGAAGTTGCCCTGCTCGTCCATGATGCAGACGGGCTGGATTCTACCCGCCAGTATCGTCCAGGCCATCCTCTTCCTCTATCCGTTCCTTGATCATCTCGTACAACGAGCGGTCTTTCGTGCGCCTGCGCCACATGCTCAGGCACGCGGCGACGGCCTGGTCCTGCTTGCGGCCCTCATCTATCATGGACGGGACGCAGGCCGACATCCACGCCTGCTCTGTCTTGTAGCGTCCCACATCTGGCATGGTCGCCTCCTACAGCGCGTTCATTGCCCAGCTAATCCACAGCATAGTCATGGCGTCGAGGGTACAGGCGGCAATGAACACGGCCTGTACCCACACATCGGCACACCACGCAGCGCCAGCGCCCCTGTTATTGATTGCCCCGATGTAAAGGCTGGTCGCGGCCTCTGTCCAGCCCGCGCCCGTCATGGCAGCGCCGTCGGGCATACCATTGCGATAGGGCTGCCTGCCTGCCATGCCGAACACCCCGAAGTCTTCGACTGGCGGGCGTATTACGTCGTCGGTGCCGTGTGCAAAAATCATGCCCTTGGCTGCAATGTACGCCCACAAGTCGATGTCAGACTGGTTAGTCGCGCTATATTCGCCAAACACCGAGTTCACAGTGGACGTATCCAGTGCCCGAAAGCGGACCAGCCAGCTATAATCGCCGGTGGGGATTACCCCGGTGTCCAGGAACGTGCTGTTGGCATTGGTGAAAATCCAGCCACGTGCCGGGTCCCAGGCCGGTGCGGTGGTGGTTGTCAGGTCGTTGGTCCCAGGCTCGGCCAGGTTGACGAGAGAAGCGGCATAGCTTGGCATACTGACGGCCTGATATGCCCAATACTGGCACCCAAGGTCGGAGCCTGTGCTTACGTTGGAATCGTACCAGCTATCGAGCGGGACGATGACGCGCGGTTTCTTCCTGTGGAAGTAGGGCATCGTCGGTGGTGGTATTACGCTCATGTTGCCTCCTGCAAACAAAATAGGCCACGACCCTCGCGGCTGGCGTACCTGCCACAAGGATTCGCGGCCTATCTTGCGACTGGCCTATATGTAATTATCGAGAAGGTTTGTTACTTGCTGCCCTTCGGTTTTGGTTTGGGCTTTGCGGTCCCATTCCTTGGTTTCTTGCAGGCCATCTAGCCCTCCCTGAAGAACTGGATATGCGCGTACACGGTAGCCCCAGCACCATACACCGTCAGCGCCGTAAGGTTTGCCAGTGGCCCGACGATATCGCCGGTATTCTGCGCGATATATCCTGGGCTGGTAGTGTTGGCGATGGTCGTGTTCAGCGAGTAATAAACCGGGCCGCCTTCCGCCTGAATCTTGATAATTGTCGCCTCTGATGGCAAGGTCACTCGCTGCTCTCCGTTGCAAATAACATAGGAGCCGCTCACGTAAATCCACTCAGGCGCTTGGGCTTTCACCGCCGCCGGTAATCTCATGTTTCCTCCTAACCTAGTCCCTTATCGACCGCTGCCTGCACGCGCCTGGCGAACGGCTCAAGTTCCTGCTGTATCATCTCATCGGACCATTCACGGGGGGCATGGCCTGGGTGCATTTTGATAATCCTGCGCTTCACCAGCGGCCCGTGTTTTGCCCGGCGACCAGATGCAAATTGTCGCACCCTTGTACTTGGCGTATAACTTCTGTTGACTCCCTGGAATGGGAATATCATCAAGTTTCCCGTGCTTGGAACAATGGTGTGTGGCTCCACTCCGTCGTCCAGCCGCTGCCACTTCTTGTTCATTTCTTCGTTGTCGCTAGGCCCACTCCAGACCTCGCCGTCGCCAACCTCGTAACCCATGCTGGTCGGCTCATTCCAGGCGCTCGTCGTCCTGGCGAACTTCTCCTGCATCTTCTTGCCAGTCTCTTCGAGCGCGCCCTGGACTTCCGCTACAATCTTATCGACCGGCAGGAGTGTTGCCAGTATCGGCTCTATGCGGATACTGCCTGCTTTCATCTGCGCCGCCTCTCCAGTTCGAGAGTAATCCAGCACCGGCATCTAGGATGGGCAGGTGGCGGCTCTTTCCAAACACCCTCGGGCTGACCATCGAGCGGCTCGCAATAGATGCATACCCTCTCATCCTCGGCGGTCCTCCAGAGCGCCCTGGTCTTCGCGCCATACCTCTGCTCAAGGATCGCTCGGTACTGCATCAGGGCCGCACTATAAGCACTGGTCGTTTCGGTGATGGCAACCAATTCCGCCCGTGACCGCCCAAAAGCCGGTTCCAGCAGGATTGCCAATTCCTCGCGGGTCAACTGCCCCCGCAGCCT